TCCAGACCGAGTTGAGGTGAGGGAGTTTCTCCTCGGTACACGCGAAAAGTACTGGTACGAGCGCCTTGGTGTCGCCATTGCCGTTGCCTATTTCGAGCGTCGGTGGGTGTACAACACGCTCAATTTCCTCACCCGTATCCCCGTGTTTCAACGGCTTGTCGTTTGGGGCGTCAAGGCTTGCAACAGGAGTCCTGAGACGGAATTGGCTGCCGCTGGCCGTGCATACGACGACCGACTTGGTGCCAACAATAAGGTCATCAGGGCCGTTGTTGTGGCCATGGCCTTCGTCGGCATTGCTGCATTGGTAGCACGATTTGCGACCATGTTCCGTCCTGTTGCTAAGCATGAGGTTGAGTCCCCTCCCTCACCTGACACTCACCTTCCGGACCAACAGATGGATCTCGAAGCAGTTGGCCGTCGCCCCACTGTCCGTGGTGACGAAAAACACAATGTGTGGACTGTCAAAGAACGTGCGATCACACGTTTGGACGTTGACCCACGCAGGCCCCACAATGAAGATCAGGCCATCGCCAGCCTTCGGAACAACGTTCTATTCGCGCGTGTGTATGGTGAGATGCCGCTTGGGAAGGGCAAAGCCAACACACGTGTTCTGGCGATTGACTCCGAGACCTTTGTCATCAACAATCACGCACTACCCAAGAACTGCAAGGTTGAGATATGGTTGGGCCCCGTGCGTGAAGAAGGTGTGAGACCGAGCTTCGTGGTTGAGGTTGACGAGCGTATGGTGACCCGTCACCCCACTCGTGACATTGCCATTGTCAAAACCTGGGCCATGCCACATCGGTTCAAGGACATCAAGCATCTCCTCACTAAACGCAGTTTCCAGAGCGTTGGTGCCAGCTCTTACTATGTACGTCAGCTGGATGACACTCTTGAGACGTTGCCCTGTGTTGGCGTGGCTCTTTCTGGACTACGTGGTTTGTCTGGCGCTGAAACGGTTGTGTGTGAAGCTTGGAGCTCGCAGCCAACGCGCCCAACGATCGGAGGAGAATGTGGCTCACCTCTTGTGGTGCACAGTTCTCTTGGGAGTGTCGTCGTCGGCATACACGCTGGGTACAATGCGCTCACCAACACAGCGTGGGCCGTTCGTCTCTTCAGGGAGGATTTCGACGATGAGAGGCACCCTGAGATTGGTATCATCACACCAGCGTACCCAATTGCACAAGTGGGCAAGTTCCTCAACCTGGGACCACAGGACAAGCTCTACACTGATTACCATCGCGATGGTCACATCATGACACATGGTCAGCTTAAAAGCTTCATCGCCAGACCCAAGTTCACCGGCACATACACCCCGTACGCCAACTTTGTGTTTGCTCATGGGGACATGTTTGAACCCAAGATTGTGGACAACATGGCTGCGCCCCGCAATTCGGGTTGGAAGCAGCCCCAGATGGTGTTGCAGAACTACCTCCACCCCACTCACAGCATGAACGAGATGGTGATGCGTGCTTGTGTTACAGCATATTGCGCACACATCGATGCGAACATTGATGAGACAGACCTCGATGACATCCATCCCGTTCCCGTTTCAGTTGCAGTGAATGGCTATCCTGGTGTGCCCAACGTCGACGCCCAGAAGCACAGCACCTCAGCAGGGCATGGTAAGCGCGGTCCCAAGCTCCAGTTCCTGAGCGACCCCGAGAAGTACGATGTGTGGGACAGTTTCAGACGGTTCGACTCGGCCACGCTTGCAGAGATCGACACAATGCGCGAGCAGATGATGCGTGGTATTCGACCCCATGCTATCTACGACGCCTGCTGGAAGAACGAGATGCTGTCCAAGGAGAAGGTTGACGCTGGGAAGGCCCGTTCCATATACATGTGTCCGCTCGCCTTTCTCACGAACATCCGCATGTCGACCATGGGCCTGTGTAGAGTGATGATTCGCAGACGCGACGTCATGGGCATTGCTGTTGGACTCAACACACATTCCGAGGAGTGGGACGACATTTTCCGTCTCGCTGGAAAGATCCCTGGCGACAACTGGATTGCCGGCGACTTCAAGGCCTTCGAAGCTGTGCTTAACCTGTTGATCAGTAACAGTGCGAGCAAGGTTTTCTTGTACATGGCCTACGTCTCAGCCAACTATTCCAGGGAGGAGCTCATGGCGTTTCAAGTCATGCTGGCCGACATCTCCAATGCGACCATCAATTTCTTCGGGGAGTTGGTGACGTTCCTCGGGGGAGAAGCCTCTGGACACCAGCTCACCACGTTCTTCAACTGCGTTTGCAATAACCTGTTGCACATGTACGCTTACGTGGAGATTCACAAGCAGAACGACGAGTACGAGGAGTATCTACGCCTTGCACAAGAGTTCTTCGTGATGGTGTTTCGCAACACTCTTGGCGACGATGTGTACATCAAGGTGCACCCTGACAGACCCGACTACAACCACACGAGCATCCAGCGTGTGTTTAGTGAGATCGGGATTGAGTACACCATGGCTGACAAGGGTGCTGAATCACGTCCGTACATACCACTCGAGGATGTGACTTTCCTCAAGCGGAGGTTTGTTGACCACTCGGCTTTCGCTGGCATGAAGGTTGCAGCACTTGACAGGAGGAGCATTTACAAGATGTTGTGCTACACTGTGCCCTCCCACAGTGCGAGCGCGGAAGAGCAGCTGGCAGCCAGCCTCGCCTCCGCGCAGGCTGAGGCCTTCTTCCATGATCACGACTTCTTCAGTCAGATTGCGTGGTTGATCGAGGCTCTGCCGAAGACCCCGGAATTGGCCCATAGGATGCGCGAAAACCCTCCACCCACGTGGAATGGCATGATCGCGCGTTTTGTGAACGCCTCTCCAAAACTGAAGGTTCGGATGTTGGTACCTGGCGTTGCCGAAACCACTCCAACTGAGCGTAGTTACTGCCATGTGTCAGATCTGGAACTGCAGACACATTGGAGCGTGGACGCTTGGGGCTCGACCACTATGGGGCGTTCCCCCGAAGACCGTTTTTACGGAGGCGTGAGGTTGTCCGCCAAATTGGTTCCTACGGACGGTGTGCATGAGATCGCACCCGCTCCCGACAATACAGATTTCAGCAAGAACATCTACAAAACCAACAAACAAACACCCACCACCGAAGAAAGGGAAATGGCCCCGAAGGTGGTGGTGCAAGCCATCAACAAAGTGCGCAAGCAAACACGTTCACGTGACCGTAGAGCGAAGTGGAGCGGCATGGCACAGGCAGACATCGTCTATGATTCGACGAGCATGCCCAGCCACAGCGTGAACACCTCGGACGACGTTGCACACGAGCAGGTCGTTTTCAAGAATGAACCGCAGGGTGTTACTATCGGTGCGACCAGTCACAGTGACACTTTGGCCAGCAGCATGAAACTGCCTCAAGAGCTGTCGAGCTATCTTAGCCGACCCAAGCTGATTTTTCAGTATGCCTGGGCAGAGAACGGTGCCAATGGGATCAAGACGGATTTCAACCCTTGGCAACTGTTTTTCGCTGACGTGAACATGACGTCGAAGCTCGTCGGCTTTGGTATGCTACGCTCCAAGCTCAAGGTGAAGTTCCTCATCAACGGTTCTCCGTTTTACTACGGCTCCATGATGATGGCATACACTCCCTTGTCAGGGTGGCGCGCAGACACTGCCATCGGCACATCAGTGCCTACGACGTTGATCCCCATGTCACAGAAGCCACATGTGTGGTTGGAGAACCAGAACTGTTCGACGGCGGAGCTTGAATTGCCGTTCTTGTACCCGTACCCTTACATCGACATCCTGTCCTCGCAGAAGTTGGCCGACATGGGTAAGATCACGCTCGTGCAGTACGCGCCCTTGCTCAGTGCCAACGGCACCAGTTCGACCAATGTCGACATCCAGGTGTATGCCTGGGCTGAAGATGTGATGTTGAGCGGGCCAACCAACCTGCCCATCATCCAGTCGGAGTTTCTGCACGACAAGCAGATTAGCAAGACTGCCAGTGCTGTTGCTGCTGCGGCCGGTAAACTCAGCAAGGTGCCCGTCCTGGGCCCGTATGCTCGAGCTACCGAGATGGCCGCAAGCGGGATCGGTAGTGTGGCCAGCTTCCTTGGGTTCACCAACGTGCCCAATGTGTCGGATGTGGCGCCCATCAAGCAGGTGCCTTTCACACTTGCCAGTACTGAGATCTCCGAGCCCGTTGCCAAGCTGTCACTGCAGGCAAAACAGGAGACGACCATCGGTTCACAACAGCATGGTGGACCAGCGAACGACGAGTTAGCATTCAATAGCTTCCTCACGCGTAGCAGCTTCGTGGTTGGCACCACGTGGCCCACCACGTCTCCTCCAGGCGAGTCTCTTTTCACGACCGCCGTGAGCCCACAGATGTTTGATCGATCCGCCACACAGATCGCTCACACACCCACGAGTTATGCTGCGAACATGTTCCAGTATTGGCGAGGTTCGTTGCGGTACACCTTCAAGGTTGTCCGGTCACCATACCACCGTGGGCGTTTGCAGATCAGTTGGGACTCGATGAATGCCAATCTTGCTACTGGCCCGTCGCTCGGCAATCCGAACACCATCAGCACCATCATGGACCTTGATGAGGACAGCGAGTGTTCCTTCGTTGTGCCCTACATGCAGCCCGAGTTGTTTCAGAAGACTTACGCGATCAACAATACCGGTTCAGTGCTCTGGTCTACCAGCTCTACGCCCACCGGCAGTTGGTTCCAGTCCAATGGCACGCTCAACGTGCGCGTCATGAACAGGCTCACAGCTCCCGAAGCTTCTTCGAGTGTCACCATCTTGGTGTTCGTCTCGGCCTGTGACGACTTTGAGTTTGCCGGGCCTCGCGAATTCGATGTGTACAGTGGTGGTAACAACGTCCTCACGTTGAGTCAACTGACCGTCGGTGTTGCACAGTCCGATGTGCAATACGACGACGCTGCCCCTTCACATGAGATCACGCCTCTTGGTCATTCCAAGGAGCTGTATCACCAAGTGTTTGGGGAGCGAGTGTCAAGTTGGAGGGAGTACATGCATCGTAGCAGTCTCTCGTTCCTCTATAGCAACGTGTCGTCGACGTCCACTGTTGGTAGTGGTATCCTGCGTATACCGATCAAGCGCATGCCACCCGCTCCTGGAGTCTACAACAATGGTTGGTGGTTGGGAACCACAACCTCTGGCGCTGGACAGACTGCCTTCTACACGAAGTTCCACCCGATGCTTGCCATCGGTTCGTGCTTCATCGGGTACAAAGGCAGCGTCAATGTCACAGTGAACGTGGACCAACCGCGAGACACCACTGACCTGGACACACTCAGTGTGTACAGACTCCAGAACGCCGATGCACTCGTTGCAGCATCTCGCGTGCCCACTGTTGCCACAATTGCCAGGCCTAGTGTAACGAACAGCGTCAACGCGCGGACGGATGTCACTTTTGTCGACTCCGGACGTGCCGGCACGGCTCTCACAAACACCAAGACCAACGCAGGCATGAGCGTCCAATTGCCGTTCTACTCAGCTGCTGGGTTCAGCCTCATGAACCCGTACAACGAGTACAACAATCAGGACACTCTCACTGACTGCGACAATGACTGGTGGCGCATCGAGTGGCGTTACAACAAGAGCAACGCAACCACTTCGGCTGATGGTGCAGTGACTTCGGTCTACTACGCAACCGGCCCTGACTTCGACTTTGTCTACTTCATCAACATTCCGGTGTTGAATTTAGTGAGCATCGCCGCTGTCTAAATGCATAGAAACCCTACTGGGGGTAAAAATACCAGAACCACCCAAGACTAGCAAATTGTCATCGACCTTTGTTTGTAAATCGTGTAGCCATACCAGGCGTAAACCCGTACATCATTCATTGTTTTGAAAGTCTTGCCTCGTGATACGGCCGCGAGGGGCTCTTAGGAGCAGGACACGTACAGAACTTAAGTTGAACTTTACTTACCTTCCGTGCGTGGAGGTGGGAAAGACGTAAATTTTCATAGTTTTGTGCGTGAGCACGACTGCCC